CTTCGCGGCAGCATCAAGTTGCTGCATTACTTCTTCTGTAAAATAAACTTCTGGGTCTTTTAGAATTGCCTTGGCATATACTTTTTTACCATCCATTTCATAACGACCGGCAACGTTCTTCCACATTCCGGCAAGTTCACCTAACTCAAGTAAACCATAATACCTATCAAGACCACGCTCATCGTAATAAAGACGTATCGTAACATCCTTGTTCTCCTTGCTTAAACGTGACTTAGCAGTCTTTGCCTTGATAAGATTTCCAATGACTTCTGTTCCATCTTTTTCTTTCTTCTTGCTGAGATGAATAATGGTACTGGCAGCATACTTAAGACCACTACCACCTCCCATCTCTTTAGTAGGAACATAAGAGCCGATAACATCATAAGTGTGGTTGGTAACGATCATTGGAATTTTAGCCTGCCCTAACTTGAGTGTCAACATTCTGAAGGCACCCTTGATCAGTTGTGATTTTGTCATATCACGAACAAGTTTTTCGTTGAGTGCATCAGTAATCTCTTTCTCAGTCGAAAGCATTCCTAAAGAGTCTAGCACAAACATGCAGGGTTTGCGTTCTTCCTCAGGTGCTTTTTGATACATATCCACTGCCTTGAGTGCCTTACTACGGAACTCTTCAACAGTCACTACATTGACCACGACAAGACGTTTGAGATCAATTCCTCTGCTTTCGAGAAGAGATTTATTAACTGCTGCCTCGGTGTCAAAATAAAGGCAATATCCGTCAGGATTAGAATCAAGAAAGTTTTTGACGACAGCGAGAGAAAAGAAAGTCTTGCCAGTAGAAGACTCACCAGCAATGGCAGTAATCTTATTCCCAGAAACACCACCAAATATGCTACCTGAGACCAGTGAATTAAAAATGTAAGAACCCGTGTCAACGTATGTTTCAGTTTCGTCAATATCTGCTGCCAGTTTGGTAAAGTCATCTCCGATTTCCTTTACTATGTCTTTTAAAAAATCCATTATACAAAAAATAAGTCAAGGTTTACTGTTTTCTCCACATTCCACCCAATCGCATCAAGAATAGATTTGAGTGGGTCTAAAAAACTCTTTTCAAATTGTAGTTCATAATCTATGTATTTGTCAAGACCGAGTTCATGTGGAAAGTCTTGAATAAATGAGATGACATTCTCCTGAATAATATTTGGTTTCTTCAGATAAATGAACTTGATTTTCTCACCGTTATTAATAAGTGAGTATTTATTATCAAGTTTCTTCTCCTTAATATAATGATTGAACAATAGTGCTCCACGACAATGAATAGGCGTTCCCTTGGAATAGATATCAGAATAAGATCTATACTTCACAACATCCGATACTGAACGAGGAAACGCAATTTGTTCTGGAGGAAGTGCCTTAAACTCTTTACGACATTTATCAATAAAGTCAATTACTTCTTCTTCAGTACCACTCATCATGAGTTTGAGACCGTCCTTAATCATCGTTCTACACGGTGCAGGAGTGGATGATTTGACTGCCTCAATACCCATCATCTTAAGTTTAGGTTCAGAATACTGAACCCCTTCACTGTTCCATACGTTGAGAATATATCTTTTCTTTGCAGTCCAAATACCACGTTCTGATATATTCTCACGTTTCATAATCATCTTTTGTTCATATGCCGAAACGTAATCCGCAAGTTCCGTATAAGATTGTTCAATGAACGGTTCCAACTTGTCTTCGCAGATCTTATCAAGTAACTGAACAACTTTTGTTTTATCGTCAGACTTATGACTAAGAAATTTATCAACAAGAGGTCCCATATTAAGATAGATTGAATCAGTGTCAGATGCGATAACATAATCGACTTCTTCGGTTTGCAAAATCTTATTTAGAAATCCGTTCATCTTATTCTCAATCCAACGGATAGAGACTTGACCAGAAAGCGTAATCGCTTCCGCATTGACCAGTTTGTAGTAACGGAAATATTGATTACCGATAGCACCATATGCAGAGTTGAGTTGAATCTTGCGAGCCATCTGAATGTTATTGCATCGTGCAATCTCCTTTTCCAATGCCTTAGTCGGAGTTTTTTCATAATCTTGTTTTGCAATAAGCATCTTCTTCTTGTAGATGGTGCGATCCTTATAAATCTTCTCCATCAGTTCAGGTAGAAACCCACGGACATCTTTACGATACATGGCACCATTAGCACACACTGCACTGTCCTTATACAGTTCAAAGGTCAGTTCCTGATTAAGTATCTTATCAACGGTAACTGATGGGTGCCTGGTCTCTCTGAGTGTCTCCGGGGAGATGTTGTACTGCATAATAAGGTGAGGGTAGAGAGAGTTAAGGTCAAAAGACACAACCCAATCATACTTTCCCGGAATCGGTTCCTTAACATACGCACCTGCATACTTAGCATCCTTGTCTGAACGTTCTTTGGGTGGAATTACAATGTTTCTCTTTTTGAGATAATTGTAAATGATCGCATCCCACATACGAACTTGATAAAACACATCATTATAATTCACCTTAGCATCATATGCCATAGTGATTGCGAGTTCAATCAGTTTCATCTTGTCTTCCATACGGTCAACAAGTTCCACGTCAATTATATTGTATTCTACAAACTTCTGCCACCCTTTAGTATAGAAATCTTTAAAGGTATCAAACTCAGAGTGATCAAGTTTCTTTTGATTGAGTTCTACACTCGCAATGTAATCCAACCGATAAGACTCTTGTGCCTTATAAGTGAACTTCTTATACAGGTTTAGATAATCAAGTTGCGTAATACCCCCAACATCATAAGAGATCTGTTTACGACCCATTACAATAGTCTCACGTTCAGTTACCAAACCCCAAGGTGAAAGTCGTTTCATTAACTTCTCACCAAGAATGCGATCAATACGCCTCACCAAATAAGGCATATCATACAATTCACTATTCCATCCGGTCACAACTTCAGGAGTATTAGTCTCAATCATCCACCAGTTTATAAAGTCATTCAGTAACTCATATTCTGTTCTGAAACTTTTGTAGATAACATTCTCTTGCTTATTATTAAATGGTCCCTGACCCCAAGTACGAATCTGTTTGGTAGTATAATCCTGCACAGTAATAAGAAGAACCTCTTCTGCGGCAGACTCTACATCAGGGAATCCATTCTCAGTCTTTACCTCAATGTCAATCGTAGATATTTTGATCTTTGTAGTATCAAATTTGACTTCTTCTTCTGGATACATCTCAGAAATATACTGATAGATGTATCGATCATTACCATAGATCTTAAAGTTTTCTACACCGTCATACTTCTTGATGAACTCTCTACAATCACGAACAGTTCCCGGATCTATTGATTCAACATAGTCTCCCTCAAGAGTTTTATATTTTGTTTCCTTATTAGAAGGGACAAATAATGTAGGATAAAACTTTTCTCTTGTAGCAAAGTGCCTTCCGTTCTCATATCCTCGAACCAAAAAGTGGTCACCGACCATTTGAACGTTGGTGTAAAATCTCATTATGGATCCTTTGATGACGAATGTTGGTTTCAAATTTCTCTGTGTATATTATAGCATCCTTTCCGGTAAACTCCTCAAATGCACTAATAAACATAGAAAAGTAATGCCAGTGATTTGGAGGAATATACTGCGGTGACATACACACAAAGATGTGGTCAAAATTATAATTATCAAACTTATAATCTTCTTTCTCTACATTTTGATAGTTAGGAACTACCTCGGCATTAAATTTATTGCGTATCTTATTACCACTATTCTTATTGCCAATCCAAGTAAAAGAATTTAACTTTTCCTTTCCACCTAACCAAGCACCCCAATTTCCTTCATGAACCCTGTCATGTTTCAATAATTCATAAAACTCAATCTGATAAGCTTCTTCATCAGGCATCTCTCCAGTATAATCTCCACCAAAAACATCATCATGATGATCTATATTAATTAGATCAATATTTTCATGCTCGGCAATACTGAATAGAATAGAATCGTGCTCATAACCAAAAGAGACACTATCGCAATTGCGAAGTGCCTTTAAAAAAGTATTATAACAAAACAATAGATTTGATTGATCAATACGAAAATGACTTTCATTAAAATCAGTAGTATTAAAAAATTGTTCCCATCTTATTGTTGGATTATCATTATACTTTAATCCATTATAAAGTTCGATGACTGGACCCATGATGTAATCCAGATCAATGCTTAGGACTCTCATTACTTAGTAAGTTTAATATATTTTTCCAAAAGTTCTGAATTTGGATCGGCAAGAGTCAGAATCTTATCCGACGAAATCATATACCTATTATCAGAAGTATAATCAATCAACCAAGGAGAAAGTGTGAGACTTGATTGATTCAATAAAAATGGTTCAATCAATCTACAATCAGGTTCTCCAAGTTCTGTTGATACTTCCTCAATCTGACTGATCAGAATTTGATTGCTCATCAGTAGAATTACTTTGATCACTTTGTCCATTTACTTTTTCCTCATAGATTTTAATTAACATATCAACAGGTTCAACAATTGTGACTAACCAATCCGGGCGAATAGGGATTTGCGTATCTTTAGATAAGATTAACCATGGTCGAAGAGAGATTTGAATTTGACCTTCATCCGAACCTTCTTCTCTAAAGATATTATTACCAGAAGTTACTGCATGTGGATTATCAAAAAGATATCCAACTATATTCTCTTCAACAATAAGTTCTTTGACATCTGCAATAATGTCTTCCCCAGATTTTAATACAGCAAGTTTAATTGACATTTTTAAATTTTACCTCAAATCATTATAGCAATAAAAAAGAGGGATGTCAACTGGTTTTTGCCAGTTATCCCTCTGCGGCGACGATATACTTTATTTAGAACCAGACCTTCTTTTGATGATGTTCGGGTACAATTCTTCCCAGAACAATACTTAACAACCCATCCTCAAATTCAACTGATCTAACTTCCGTGTCCTCTGCCAGTGTCCAAGATCTGGTGAAAGATCGTTGAGCCATTCCTCTGTGGACATAAGTGGTTTCTGATTCGGTATCCTCTTTCTGTCCTTCGACAAAGAGTTTTCCGTCTTGTGTGTAGACATTTACTTCTGCTTTTCTAAATCCTGCAAGTGCAAGTTCTAGTCTTGATTCTACGTTGCTGACCGTGACTAGATTAAATGGTGGATAATTCTTCGTTGTTTCGTGGAGATTAAACAACCTATCGAAGTATTCATCCATTCCTATGCTATTCCTATTTATGCGTTCCATCAACGCAGGTAGGTCCGCAGCAGTATACCGTGCAAGGTTTCCCATGATTCTTAGCTCCTTTAAAAGCGAGTTTGTGTTTTGTGGACCCCGAAGGCATCCATCATTATTTATATCATAACATAAAAAAACGGAGTGTTGAACTCCGTAGATTATTATTCGGTTTCCTCTGTCCTTTTCTTCTTCGACCCAATATTGTATTTGGTCTCAAGGATCCATTCTTGTTTATCTCTAAATGCAAGAACCTTAATTTGATTGAGTGGTGCGATGTCCTGAATTTTATCGGCATCTACAATACCAACTAAACCCCAGTCGGCAAGTAGTTGTGCAATACGATTACGTCTCTGAACATCATTCAATGTTAGATTTGCATGTTTACCATCAAGGGCAAATAATTCCTTAAAATGCACAAGGTAATATCTTCCTTGTTTGTGCAGAATGTGACAGGACTGATAGATTTTCTTTTCCTTTCTAGACGCAACTCCGATACGAGTCAAAGTCTCACGAACTTTCAGAAAGTCATCTGGTTCTCCTAGAACCACTTCCACCATTTGGTCTGGTGTCCACTTCACTTCAGCTTCTCTAACAACACTCATCTTTTTCCTCCAGTATCAAATTTTGATTTAATAAAATTAAGTTGTTCTTTTGTTAGAATTTTCAAAGCCTGTTTTGCCTTCTCATTACTATAACCATAATAACGTTTGACATAATCTAGATCTTTGATCTTATCTTGTCGGAGCCAGGGAGAAAATCTCTTCTTTTTCCTCACAATATTTATAAGGAAGTCGTA